TAGTAATCGTAGGCAGTCTTATCTTGATTAACTAGGAGTGAACATGGACATTCAAAAACGTGACGGTGCGTATGCCTACTTCATTGGGGGCGTGGCTTACGAAGATGATGGTGGTTGGAGTAAAGATGTTTGGGATGCCTCATGGGCTGAACAACAGAAGGAGATTGATGCGCTACATGCCCGAATCAAACTCCTCGAAGCAGAGGTGGCATGGGTAGAGAATGGTTACAACCGCAAACCTGAAGGAGAAAGTAAATGAAATCTAAATCTAAAAAAATCGCTGAGTATTTTCTTGCACACCCTGATGCCATACCAAAAGAAGTTGGTGCGAAATTTAAGGTAGCCCTGCCGTTGGTGTATGGAGTACGCAAGCGTGTGCTAAGTGGGTCGATGCTTGACCAAGCACACCCTGTGGTACAAGCCAAGCCATTTGTTCCAAGCACTAAAGCCGATGACCTACAAGTAGGTGGCGACCACTACAAGAACATGGGTGTACAACCTTGGAAGGCAATGGAATCTTGGATGACACCCGAACAGTTCGCAGGATTCTTGCGTGGTAACGCAATCAAATATCTTGCACGTTGTGATGCGAAGGGTGGCATTGACGACATCAAGAAAGCCAAGCACTACATCGACAAACTTATCGAGGTGCGTGATGATTCTTGAAGCCATTTGGGAAATCTTTAAGTGGGCAATGTTCTTGCTCGGATGCTTCACTGCCCTTGGTGCAGTAGCCACTTTCATATTCATATGGATGCAAGCCCGTGATTAACTACGACTTCTTTGACTACGCAACCATCATGTTGCGTATGGATAAGTTGAACAAAGACATTCATCAAGACCTGCTGAACCACAAGTATGCCGATGCTCGTGCTAAATCACAGGAACTTTTATTTCAAACTCGGCTATTAAACCTGTGGATTGCACAGGAGATTGAGAGAACCAATGGACATAGTGACCATTGACTTTGAGACCTACTACGACAAGGACTTTTCCCTGTCGAAGATGACCACCGAAGCCTACATCCGTGACCCTCAGTTCGAGGTCATTGGTGTGGGGGTGAAGGTCAACAACTATCCGACTGACTGGTACTCAGGCAGTGACCCTGCCAAGTTCTTGAAGTCACTCGACTATCGTGACAAGGCTATCCTCTGTCACAACACTGCGTTCGATGGGGCAATCCTGTCATGGCTCTTTGGAATCAAGCCTAAGTTGTGGCTTGATACTTTATCTATGGCAAGACCACTCCATCAAATGACCGTGGGGGGTTCACTCAAAGCACTCGCTACGTACTATGGGCTAGGGCAGAAGGGTGAGGAAGTACTCAATGCGATTGGTAAACGCAGGGCTGACTTTGCGCCTGACGAACTAGCAAGGTACGGTGAGTACTGCAAGAACGATGTGGAACTAACCTACAACTTGTTCAAGAAACTGAGCAAGGGATTCCCCACCAGTGAGTTGATGGTCATTGACCAAACGCTACGCATGTACACCGAACCAACCATCGAGTTGGACAGGGAACTCTTAGAACAACATCTTGAGGAAGTGCTTGCAAGAAAGCGCACGTTGATTGCTGACATGGGTCTTACGGGGGTGAGCGACGAAGCCATCACCAAGACTTTGATGAGCAACCAAATCTTTGCGAAGTATCTGAAGAACTTGGGGGTCGAGCCACCAACCAAGGTGAGCGCACGCACAGGCAAAGAAACTCTAGCGTTCGGCAAGACCGACAAGGGATTCACTGACTTACTAGAACATCCTGATGAGAGGGTGCAGGTTGCGGTCGCTGCGAGGCTCGGGGTCAAGTCTACTATTGAGGAGACCCGAACTCAGAACTTGATTGCGGTGTCCGAGCGAGGTCGCCTGCCAATCATGCTCAACTATTATGGTGCGCACACAGGCAGGTTCTCGGGGGGTGACAAACTCAACCTACAAAATCTTCCTGCTCGTGGGAACAACACCATTCGTCGTGCATTGAAAGCACCCGAGGGTCACGTACTTATTGCTTGTGACTCGGCACAGATTGAAGCAAGGATGGTGGCATGGGTCGCAGAGCAACACGATTTGATTGGTGCTTTTGCCGAGAAGCGTGATGTGTACTCAGAGTTTGCATCCGAAGTCTATGGTCGAACCATCACCAAGGCTGACAAGGTAGAACGATTCGTTGGTAAGACTTGTATCTTGGGTCTAGGCTACGGCATGGGTGCAGAGAAGTTCAGACGTACTCTTGAGATTGGTCAAGGCGGTGTGTCCGTCAAGATTGAACTTGCTGAAGCCGAGCGTATCGTCCGACTGTATCGGCAGAAGAACCACAGAATTGTTGCCCTATGGCAGAAGTGTGGAAGCGCACTGGGTGGCATCCTTGCACGACAGAACGGTGTTATTAGTAAGTGTGTGACCTACGACGAGCAGGGCATACGCCTACCCAATGGGTTGTACATCCGCTACCCAGCACTCCGTGCGAACGCAAACAACTATGAATATATTGGTGATGCAAGGCAGTACCGCAAGGCAGTCAAAGACCGAGTGATGACTGGTGATACCGACGACATCTCATGGACAAAAATCTATGGGGGCAAGGTCACAGAGAACATCATTCAAGCGTTGGCTCGAATCGTTGTGGCTGAACAGATGGCGAACATCGGGCAACACTATCACGTTGCGTTCCAAGTGCACGATGAAATCATCATCACGGCCCCGGAGCAACAGGCAACAGACGCAGAGAAACTTCTTGTGGAGATTATGTCCACACCACCCGCGTGGTGCGCAGACTTACCAGTCGCATGTGAATCGGGTGTATCAACTAACTATGGAGATACCTAATGAAAGACGTAACAAACCTGACTGAAGTAGTCGAGAATAAACGCAAAGCAGAAGTTGTTGAGATGTTGCAATCGGCAATGAACAAGGTCGAGCAGGATGGTGCAAACAACGTACTTATCCTGATGAAAACTGATGGTGTCTACACACGTTTCTCTACCAAGATGGACGATGTGATGGAGATTATTGCCCAGTTGGAGGTACTCAAGTACGACATCTTGCGCCGTATGCACGGTTGAGGTACACTGGACTTTCCAATAAACAGAGAACCCCAAGGACACCCCGAGGGGCTACAACCTATGCGCCTTAGCCATTCCTACTCGTCCATTAAGTTGTACGAGAACTGTCCGTACCGCTACTTCCGTCAGCGTGTTGTCAAAGATGTTGTCGATGAGGGGGGCGAGGCGAGCAAGTATGGCGAACGCATCCACCAATATCTTGAGTTTAGGCTGAAGGACAACCACAGCCTGCCACAAGAGGTAGCGCACTATGAACCACTGTGTAAGTCGGTGGAGCGTATTGCCACGGGGGGTGAACTGCATATCGAAAAAGAACTGGTGCTGAGTGATAACCTTACACCAACAGGTTGGTGGGATGCCGATGCTTGGTTGCGTAGCAAACTTGACATTCTTGTAATCAATGGTAACCTAGCCAATGTGATGGACTGGAAAACTGGGAAGCGAAATGCCGACCAGTTTCAGATGCAACTGTTCGCTGCGCAGGTGTTCAAGCACTTCCCTGATGTGCAGTCGGTGCGTACCTCATTGGTGTGGCTCAAGACGATGGAGATGGATACAGAAACTTATTTCCGTGCGGATGTCAATGCAATATGGGCCGACGTAATGAAGCGTATCCAACGGATTCATACCAGTCTTGAGCATGATAACTGGCCTGCCCGACCATCGGGGCTATGCAGATTTTGTCCTGCCCGACACGATTGTGATTCGGCTAGGGTTTAACCTTACTTGACAGGAGCGTAAAGTGTCTTATAATACACCCGAAGGTAAGGTAAAAAAGAAAGTTGTTGAGGTACTGAAAGAGCATGGTGTGTGGTATTTCTTCCCTGCGAACAATGGGTTCGGAGTGGCAGGAATCCCCGACATCATTGCGATTGTGAAGGGTCAGTTCCTTGGTATAGAAGTGAAAGCCGATAGGACAAAGAAGCCTACGGCATTGCAAGTGCAGTGTGGTGCAAAGATACAGAAGGCAGGTGGTTGGTGGATGGTTGTGTACGACCAAGACACCATCGACCAGTTGGATGTAGTGATTAAAGAAAAACTTTACAGGTGACAATATGCTAGTGGTGGAACAAGCAAGGACGCTTGCTCTGAAATTAAACAATCCCAATCGGGTACTCGACAGTATCCCGACTGCGAAACCTATTGAGGTTCGTGGTGTTCCATTGGTTGTGACACCACACAAACTTGACGAGGTGCGTGTGCTGAGGAATCTCGGCATCAATGCGCCATCTCCCATCTTGCATTACTACGACTGGCCCGGGCAGTACATCCCGTATGACCATCAGAAACATACTGCTGCGTTCTTGACGCTCAACCATCGAGGGTTGGTGCTGAATGAAATCGGTACAGGTAAAACCCAGTCGGCACTGTGGGCTGCGGACTACCTCATCAGAACTAAGCATGTAAAGAAGGTGTTGATTCTCTCGCCACTATCCACATTAGAACGGGTGTGGGGTGATGCAGTCTTTACAGGATTTCCTCATCGCAAGTTCGTCGTCCTGCATGGCACGGCTGACAAGCGTAAACAACTTCTACGTAAAGAAGTGGAGTTCTACATCATTAACCACGATGGGTTCAACATCATTGCAGAAGAAGCCAAGGGGATGTTTGACTTAGTTATCGTTGATGAGGCGGCGGTACTACGCAACCCAACTACACAACGGTTCAAGATATTCCGCCGTTGGATGGACGCTAATCCTGCAACACGCTTGTGGTTGATGACTGGTACTCCTACGCCTAATGACCCAACCGATGCGTGGGCGTTGGCTAAGTTGGTCAACAGTCCGTACTGCACCAAAACATACACTGCTTTCCGTGAGCAGGTAATGATGAAGATAGGACAGTGGAAGTTTATTCCTCGTCCTGAATCAGTAGACATTGTGAAGCACATCCTCCAACCTGCGGTGCGCTTTACTCGTGATGAATGTTTCGACCTACCCGATACAGTTGTTCAGACCCGACAAGTCGAACTGACTGCCGAGCAGAAGAAACATTACACGCAAATGCTCAGGCATTTCGTGACCGAGATGACTGCCGAAGGAACTATTACGGCAGTGAACGAAGCAGTCAAGATTCAAAAACTTGTTCAGATAGCCTGTGGTGTAGCCTACGGCGACGATGGACAACACATTGAGTTGGACTGTACTCCCCGTGTCAATCTTGTGAAGGAGGTGATTGAGGAAGCAGGTGAAAAAGTAATCGTGTTTGTTCCACTGACAGGTACTCTGCACATGTTGGAGAAGGAACTTGGCAAGCACTGGACGGTAGCAGTTGTGAATGGTGAGGTGTCCTCACACAAACGCAATCAAATCTTCCATGACTTTCAGCATGCCAAAGACCCACATGTTTTGATTGCCCATCCGGGGACTATGGCGCATGGGCTAACGCT